GGATGTGTTGAAGGCTGTCTATGGTGACGCGAACGTGACCACGACCGCCGCGACCGCTTCCACCGGCACGCTTCAGAAGGTGCTCATCAACGGCGCTTCCCTGCCGCACAAGTCCTACGTGTTCGAGGTCAAGGACGGTGCCGCGAAGATCCGCATCTACGTCCCGGACGGACAGATCACCGAAGTCGGCGACGTGACGTACTCGGATTCCGAGGTTGTCGGCTACGAAGTGACCGTTGAGTGCTTCGCGGACAGCTCCGGCAACAAGGCTTACAAGTACATGGATAACGGCGTCTTCACGGGCTCCTAGCCCTCTTATGCCCCTCGGGGCGGGTTGTGGTGACTCCCCGCCCCGAGGTTTCCACCTGAATTGTCACCCACCGAATCAGTCACCCAACATTTTTAGGAGTCATTATGACTGCTCCCCGCAAGCCGCAGGACCGCAAGCCCAAGGCTGTTGTCCCGGATACCTTCACCTTTGAGCACGCCGAGGAAACTTACACGCTTCCCCCGGTTGAGTCCGTTGCCGCTCTCGTGCCCGGCAGGACAATGCGTGATGCCGTGATGGACGGCGAGGAAGGGCAGCTTCGCCTCGCGTTCTTCATGCTCGAAAAGCTCGAAGATTCCGCTGGCGCCATCGACGCGCTCTACTCGAAGCCAGCCCCGGAAATGCTTGAACTTGTCCAGGGTTGGATGACGTTCAAGCCTGCCGGTGGCGTGAGCCTGGGGGAATAGCTGGGCTGGTCCTGCTTATCGAGGAGCATGGGCCAGCCGTTGAGTTTGACCTGATCCGGCTTGGGTTGCGCCTACGCGACCTTGGCTCTGAGGCGTTCTCGTGGCGTGACTTGTTTGTCATTGTCCAGAACGGTGGGCCAGATACGGCACTAGCCCGCACTATGCACCCTGACGCGGCGCCGTGGGGCCTGTCAGAGCATCTACTCGCGGTCATTGCTGATGCGGTGATTGCCGGGAACTGGATGCAGTCGAAGGACGGGCAGCGGAACAAGAACCGGCCCAAGCAGATCCCCCGCCCTGGTGTCACTCCTGACAAGAAGAAGTTCGGCGGTCAAGCCGAAAGCATCGACACGATCCGCGAATGGCTCGGTTGGTAACTACATAAGAAGGTTGGTGCCCTGTGGCCACAGAGCTCGGCAGTGCTTACATCTCAGTTGGCTTGGGCACCAGCTCGCTTACAGGCGACATCAAGAAGGCGTTTGGCGGGGCGGAAGCGTCTGGCAAGTCGGCTGGGGACGGTGCCGGTCGGGGGTTCCTGTCAGGCTTCAAGGGCCTCGTTGGAGCCGGTGTCGCGCTGGCCGGTGCTGGCATTTTCGGCGGATTCATCGCTGAGGCTGCCAGGGCAAGTGACGCGACGGATAAGTTCAAGGCCACAATGAATTTCGCGGGCTTGGATACGAAGTCGATTGATGCGGCAACGAAGGCTGCTAAGGCTTACGCCGATCAGACGGTTTATGACCTTCCGACGATTCAGAACACGCTCGCGCAGTTGGCTTCTAACGGCGTGAAGGACTACACGGGCCTAACTAAGGCTGCTGGCAACTTGAACGCCGTCGCGGGCGGCAACGCTGAGACCTTCGGTTCCGTGGCAATGGTGATGACCCAGACTGCGGGCGCCGGGAAGCTGACGACTGAGAACTGGAACCAGCTTTCTGATGCTATTCCTGGCGCTGCCGGGCCGCTGATGAAGGCTCTGGAGGGGGCGGGCGCGTACACGGGTAATTTCCGTGACGCGATGGCTAAGGGGCAGATCACCTCTGAGGAGTTCAACACTGCGCTATCGAAGCTCGGCAATGATCCGGTGGCGGTTGAGGCTGCAAAATCCACCGCCACATTCGAGGGCGCTATCGGCAACCTTGAAGCCACGATCAATTCCGGGCTCATGGGCGCGTTGGACGCTATCAAGCCTGCGGTTACAGGGGCTATTAGCGGGCTTGCCAGTGGCATAAGTATTGTCAACGGTGCCATCGGTGGCATATTCACGTTGCTAAAAACGGGCGACTTCAACGCTGACATTGGTAAGGCGCTCGGCGTCGAGGAAGACTCGCCCGTCATCGGCGCCATCTTGGGTATCCGCGACGGCGTCATCACTGCATTCGATGCGATCAAGTCCGCGGTGTCGGGTATTGATTTCGGGGCAATCTTCGGCGGGCTCGCCTCTATTCTGGGCCCGCTCGTGGCTCAGGTTGTGCCGTTGGTGTCGGCGTTTTCGCCTATGCAGGTCATTTTTTCGGCGATTCAGCCGTTGCTTCCGCAGTTGTTCGATATGTTCGGGCAGCTCGCGTCCGTTCTGGGCGGTTCTTTGCTGACCATTCTGACTACTCTGACGCCGATGTTCGTGGAGCTTTCAGGCGTCGTTTCTGATGCGCTTGGCGGTATTATTGCCGCGGTTCTGCCGACTGTCGTGACGATGATTACCATGCTTGGCACTACCCTGACGACGCTAATCCCGATCATCGTACCCATCATCGGGACGCTAGTTCAGCTTGCAACTACGCTGATCAGTCAGCTCATGCCGATCATCACGAACCTCGTGACTTCGATACTTCCGCCACTGGTGGATATTTTCGGCAACATCCTGTCTGCTATCGGCCCCGTTATAACGATGGTGGCCGGCCTTCTCATCCCGATAATCATGGCGCTAATGCCCGTGGTCGTTACCGTGTTCTCAGTGGTCGCGGACGTTATCAGGAACGCCATGCAGATTGTTCAGGGCGTCATCCAGGTTGTCACTGGAATCATCACGGGCAACTGGTCGCAGGTCTGGACCGGCATCCAAAACGTCTTCGGCGGGATCTGGAACACAATCGTTGCCATTGTCGGCGGCGCTATCGGAATCGTCTGGTCCGTAATTAGCGCGGGCATCGGGCTCGTGATGGGCTTCATCTCCGGCGCCCTCGGGAGGATCGGCCAGTTCTTCGCCGACACGTGGAACAACGTCGTCAGTGGCGTTTCCTCAATGATCGGCGACGTGGTCAACTTCTTCGGCGGGCTGGTCGGCAAGATCACTGGCGCTATCGGCAATGCAGGCTCGGCTCTGTTTAGCGTCGGCGTGAACATCATCCAAGGCCTCATCAACGGCATCGGATCAATGATGGGTGCTATTGGACGTGCTGTCATCAGCATTGTTCCTGAGGCGATCCGCGGCCCGTTTGAGCAGTTGCTTGGAATCCATTCGCCGTCTCGCGTGTTCCTGGGCTACGGCGTAAACATCGGTCAAGGGCTCATCAATGGCATTGACGGGATGAGCGGCAAGATCGAGTCCGCCGTGACGGGCATGGTTTCAATTCCGCCGGTCCCGTCATTCGGTTCAGTCTCCTACGCGGCATCTCTCGGGGCCTCCAGTGGTTCAATGTCGCCGGCAGTCAATGTGTACGTCGGTAACGAGCAGTTGGACGCGCGCACTTATCGGGTTGCGTCTTCTGCTATTTCGGCTGCTGATTCGCAGTCCCAATTTTCGAGGAGGGGCCGCTGATGGCTGTTGGTGTATCTGTTGAGGCGTTGCTGTCGGGTCCGTGCCCGCGCGTTGGTGTGACTATCACTGGCCTTGGTATTGGTGAGTCGTTGGTGTCGGTGTGGCGTCTCGCGGATGGGGAACGTAACCCTGTCCGCGGCGCCCGCCGTATCACCATTAACGACTCTAATTATGTGGTGGATTTTGATGCACCGCTTGGGCGCCCGATCAGCTATGAGGTTGAGGTGATTCGCGGCCCGTCTGGTCCTAGCCGCGTCACCTCTTCATCGGTGACGGTTAGTTCGTCGACGGGTTGGTTGATGGATCCGCTGATTCCGCAGACGGCGGTTCCGGTTGGTCGGCGCATGGCGCCCGGTGGTGAGATTGTTTTCTCAGCGTCGGCGATGGCGAAACTCGATTACGCGGCGGATGCGCAGGTCTTCAAGATCCTTGGCAGTGACAAGCCGATGGCGTTGTTTGGTCAGCGCATGGCTGCGGCTGGTGTTGATTTTTCGTTGATCACGAACGCCGCTGAGCAGAACACTCGACTGGCGAATTTGTTGAAGTCAACGGCGCAGTTGCTTGTCCGTGTGCCCGCGTCATGGACTACGGCCATCCCTGGCTCGTGTTTCACGCTTGTTGGCTCCGTGTCCGAGGTGCCGGTTGAGGCTTCGATTGGGGGCGCCTTGTCGTCATGGTCGCTGACGGGTGACACTGTCGCGGCCCCGACGATCAAGGTCCTCACGGCGACGTTCACGTACGGGGATGTCGAGGCGCTGTTCAACACATACCAGCAGAAGCAGACAGTCATGGCTGGCAAGAAGTATTTGGATGATTTGAAGAACCCAATCGGAGGCTAGTGTGCGTTTGATTGATGAGGGTTCTTTGTCGGCTTTGGATGGTTCTCGGCCTGCTGACAGTTTGACGGTGTGGGCGTGGCGGGATGGTTCGCTGGTGTTGCCTGAGCCGTTGGATGTCATTGACTGGTCTGTTGATGATGATGCCGGCGAGAGTGTGAAGGTTGGGCAGAAGCTCAGCCTGACTGTCGCGGATCCTGACGGCGCGTTGGGGGCGTGGCGGTTCGATGATCCGCTGTCCGTTGCCGGGACTGATTTGCAGGTAATTTACACGGTCGGTGGTGCGGGTTCGGTTAACTTTGGTTGGTTCCGGGTGACCGGTAATGAGCCGACTGTTGCGGTTGATTCTCGCGTCCTGGCCGAGCGTGGGCTGGACGCGCCTGACTCACCCCATGCCCCCAATGAGCGCCGGCGATACATCACCACTGGCGTCGTGAAGCTTGAGGCTGTGGACCTGACGTTCAACGTGGACCGGGACAAGCTGGAGGCGCCCGAGTCTCCGGGCCCTGGCGCTTCGGTATTGTCCGAATTCAAACGTCTAACGGCCTCGCATTTCCCGACAGTCGTGGATCCTGACGTGACGGATGCCGGGGTTTCGACGCGGCTTGTGTTTGAGAAGGAACGCCTAGAGGCCTGCCAGGACCTCTTGTCGCGGGTGAATGCCCGGTATCGGATGGGCGGCGACGGCGAGTGTCACGTCTACCCTGTTGCGTCAGAGCCGGTCTGGCGTGTTGAGCCTGAGATCTCGCTCGTATCAGTTACGCGTAAACAGTCCATCGAGGGGCTGTTCAATAAGTGGATCGTTGAGGGCAAGGACTCCGGGAACGGTTCTCCTGTTCGCGGGTCCGCGTTCATCGAGTCCGGCCCGCTGCGGTGGGGTGGTCCTCACGGCAAGGCCGTTGACTTCTACTCCTCGGAAATGATCACCAGCCGCCCGCAAGCTGACGTTTACGCTACCGAGCTGCGTGACCGATTCCTTTCCTCGTTGGCGATTGAGTTGCAGGTCGATACGGTCCCCCGCCCCGAGTTGCAGGCCGGTGACCGTATCGAGGTCGGCAGCCCGGTCGTCGCTGGGCATGTCGCTTACTTCCCGGGCGTGATCACGTCGATCCGACGCTCGGGCTCGACCGTTCCGGGCGGGACTTCGTTGACTGTGACGTGTTCCTACGGGGATGTCATCAACGCCCTTGGACGCACCGAGTGGGCGGACAACATTGCAGGCAATCACCCCGTGCTGACGTGGGGCCGGATCACTGGCACTTGGGGACAACTCCCGGACACCGTATGGAACGACATATAAGGAGGCCTCTGTGGCTGGTTTGAAGCACACGATGGCCGCGATGGGTGGTGACAGTGTCGGGCGTTACTTCGGGACCACTTATTGGGATGGCTCGAAGTGGTGGGCGCGGATCGGGGACAGCCTCCTCGACCCCGACTGGCTGGACACCGTTCAGCCAGTCCAAGGCGGCAAGATCGTCGTTGACGTTATCACCAAGGGCAGGGGGCAGTCCTCGGCGCTCGTCATCGGTTCATACACGTCCCAGCCCACACCACCCACGGGCACCGTCCCGCAAGCAGCACCACCACCCAAGCCTGCAACTGTTCGCACGGGCGAGACGCACCTGGCGCCGACCGCATCTGATACGTGGGGCGTCGGTGGGTGGGGCCGTTGGGCTACGTCGCAGCGCGGTGGGCAGGCAGTCTACACGGGCACATGGTCGGGGATGACGGTCACTGGCTCATGGTTTTACGGCGCACCACGCCCGGAACTCGCCGGGAAGACCATCACGCGAGTGTTGTTCAAGGTTCCGCCTCGCCTTGACGTGGGCGCGTCCGGCGATGTGGTGGTTCATTTCTACGCTCACACGAGCGGGGCCCGGCCCGGCGGCGATGTCAACCGGGTCAGTGGCCCGTTCGATGTGACAATCCCTGCCGGGTACGCCGGCGGATACACAGACCTGTCAACCGCGTTCGGCCCGGTCATCGCAGCCGGTGGCGGGATCAGCATCGCAGGCGGCTCCTACGCGGGGTTCCAGTCGCGTCTCAAAAATCCTAGTTTCGGCGAGCTTATCGTCAGTTGGAGTAGCTAATGCAAACCCTCGAAAACGGTGTTCAGGTTCCCACGAACGGCGATCCGTACCAGCTGACCACGGACCTCGCTAACTCGTTCAAGTCGGCGAACGTGACCGTGAATGTCGCTAACCAGGCGGGCCGTGATGCGTTGACGAAGTACGACGGGCTGGCTGTGCGGAGGCTCGATGTGTCTGGCAGGCCTACCGAGGCTTGGGACGGTGCGGCGTGGACCCGGTCGCCCGTCGCCGTGTCCGCGTTTCCCACCCCAGACGGGCTGTGGCAGATCAAGGGCGCGTTCTTGCGGACTGTGGTGACCGGGCTGGCGCAGGTCACGGCGACACTCCAGCTCGTCCGCACCGGCCCGTCAATGCTGATCCTTACGGGCGACACCGTCCTGACTAGCTCGATTGTCCCTGCTGGTTTCCGGCCGTCCGATAACGCATTCTTCGCGGCGACGGTAAACGACAACCTCGGCGTCTACAAATCCAGCCCGCAGCTCGTCATCAACACCGGCGGCGTCCTCGTTGGGCGCTCCACGTCCGGCGGGTCCGTGGCACTCGGCACCGGATACACCCTGTTCGTGTCGGTGTCCTGGTACATCTAGCCCCGCCTCTTTAGCCAACCATTCGCGGCGTCCCCATGGGCGCCTTTTTCATGCCTAGGAGACGCCGCATATGGCTATCGTAATTACCCCTCTCGGGTTCCAAAAACCTGACGGGAATGAACTGGTCCGCAACGGTGATAACGTCATCGCCGCGAACGCGCAGAAGGCAAACGACCTGATCGCCGAGGACCGCGGGAGGCTGTCCCTCGTTGAGGGCGCAGTCGCAGGCCTTGGCTCGGGTGGCGGCGGGGGCAGCGTTACCGTCAAGGGCGACTACGCCCCGCGCCCGATCATAGGCGCCCGCGTCGGCGCCGGCAGCGTCAACACGATCCCCGACTCCCAGTATTTTGACGAACTGCACAGCCTCGAATCCCTTATGGAGGCTGAGGCTGACATTACCAACTGGTACCGGGCGATTGGGCCGTCCAGTGCCGCCGACTTCACTGCGACCGTTGTACCGGAACTAGCCGCGCACCCGAACCGCAAGATCCTGTACGTCTTGGAGACGCACAAGAGTAACGCTCAGTTCAACCGTGAGATGACACAGCAGGACGGCGTGTACCCGTTCCTTGTCGCCACGCTCGATGCCATCAAGGATTCCGGTTATGCTGACCGCGTTTTCATCGCACCGTTCCACGAAGGCAACGGTGGCGGCGGAACCCCGGGCAGTATCGGCGCGTACGAGTGGCAGATGTACGACACAACCCCGGGGCAGCTCTACACCCCGGGCGCGTCAGACCCCATGGACCCCGCTGCGGGTACGAAGTACGGTTCAACGTTCCGGCTGAACACTCCGGCCCAGTACAAGACCGCTTTCCGTAATGTTGTGACTCTGGCCCGCTCCATGGGCCTGACGTCGAAGTTTGTTCAGTGGTTCCTCGCCGCG